ACTTGATTGAGGACAATCGTGCACGGCGGTAATCGCGTTGGCTCAGGCCACCCCGAACGGCTTCAGACGCCTGATGGCCTAAAGGGCAAATATCAATCATCGCTAGAATTTGCAATGGCAGTTATCAACGATCCGGATGCGCCACTTGACGCAAAAATCCGTATCGCCATAGCGGCTATGCCATTCCAGCACGCAAAGCTGGCCGAGCAGCCTGCGACTAAAAAAACTGATGCCGAGAGCGCCGCTGATGCGGCTGCAAAGGGTCGCTTTGCTGCTCCAGCCGGTCCTAAACTGGCGGTGAACAATAGAACTACTGACTGGATGACAACTCTCCCCCGTTTGAATGGATAAAAAGATCGTTTGAATCAGTCTTTGACACAAAGAATGCCTGAGTGGACTACTGCTTGCGCGGATTGGCAGGAACGCATTGTTAACCGCCAATCTCTCGTGCCGTGCGCGCCTTTATTCCCCGCTGAGGCGGAGGCGGCACTCGACCAATTCCGGGCACTACGGCTTGTCGATGTCGCAGGATCGCCGACGGCGGGCGAAGCGTGCCGCCAGTGGGTGTTCGATTTTGTAGCTGCGATTTTTGGCGCTTATGATGAAGAACGTGGCCGGCGGCTTATTGGCGAGTTCTTTCTGCTTGTAAGTAAAAAGAACGGGAAGAGTTCGATCGCCGCCGGAATTATGCTTACAGCGCTGATTCGCAATTGGCGAATGTCGAACGAGTTCGTAATTCTGGCGCCGACAATTGAAATTGCCAATAATTCATTTTTTCCGGCGCGCGATATGGTGCGCGCCGACGATGAGTTGAATGATTTACTACATGTCCAAGATCATTATCGAACGATTACGCACCGGCAAACCAAGGCAACTCTAAAAGTAGTCGCCGCCGACTCCGAAACGGTCGGCGGCAAGAAAGCGGCGGGTATCCTGGTCGATGAGCTGTGGCTGTTCGGAAAACGCCCGAACGCTGAGAATATGTTGAGAGAAGCAACTGGTGGACGGGCGTCGCGGCCAGAGGGATTTACCATTTTTCTCTCTACACAGTCGGATGAGCCTCCGGCCGGTGTGTTCGCGCAGGCGCTCAGCGACTATCGGGATATCCGGGACGGCAAGCTCGTGGCGCCGCGGCGCATGGGCGTGCTCTACGAATATCCGCCCGACATGGCTGAAGCCGAGGCTTTTCGCGATTCGGCGACTTGGTATGTGACCAATCCGAATCTCGGCGCGTCGGTCGATGAGGAGTTTCTTCATGACGAGCGCGACAAAGCCGAACGCGCGGGACGCGCATCAATCGCCGGCTTCTGGGCCAAGCACCTTAATGTCGAAATCGGACTTGGGTTGCGATCGAACCGCTGGGCCGGTGCGGAATATTGGGCTCGCCGAGCCGATCCGTCGCTGACGTTTGATGCCTTGCTGGAGCGCTGCGAGGTCATTGTTATCGGGATAGACGGCGGCGGGCTTGATGACCTATTCGGCCTGTGCGTCCTGGGCCGTGACCGCGAAACGAAAGACTGGCTCGCATGGGCTCATGCGTGGTGCCACGTCGGCGTACTTGAGCGACGCAAATCGATCGCTGCACGCCTCCGGGATTTCGAGAAAGCTGGTGAATTAACGATCGTTGAAGACGAGCTGGATGATCTTAGCGAAATTGTCGCGATCGTCGAACGGGTGAAAGACTCGGGTGTGCTGGCTGAGGTGGGCGTTGATCCCGCCGGATTAGGTGAGCTGGTTGATGCTCTCGCGTCAATCGGTGTTACTGAGGACAACAAGCTGCTGGTCGGGGTTGGCCAAGGCTATCGCATGATGAATGCGATTAAGACCAGTGAGCGGCGACTCGCGAATGGCACGCTCCGGCACAGCGGCAGTTCGCTGATGGCGTGGTGCGTCGGCAATGTGAAGATCGAGCCGACAGCGACCGCGATCCGCGCAACGAAGCAGAATGCGGGCGACGCAAAGATCGACCCGTGGTGCGCGCTAATGGATGCCTGCGACCGCATGAGCTTTGCCCCGCAAGGCGCGGCTGATGTCGAGGCAATGGTCGCTTAACGAGACGCTGGGGAAGTTGACGGAAGGCCCGGTGGTGACGGGCTTTTCGGGCTGCAGACCCTATCCGTCGCGGCAAATTCTAGGCGCTTCCTTGCTAAATGCAAGCGCCTTCGCCTGACCTAAAGGCAAAACATGACGACAATTCGTAAAACTGCGGCCGGCAAGGTCGCGGGCAGCCTTAGTTACGTGCTGTCCGATGACACCGTTGACCGCATGGGCGATGTTATTGAAGCGGGTGGTTGGGACCTGAAGTGGTTCAAGCTCAATCCTATTGCTTTATTTAATCATAACCCAAACGCACCAATCGGGAAATGGAGAAACGTTCGAGTCGATGGCGGTAAGTTAATCGCTGAACTCGAACCGGCACAGCGCGGAACATCGCAGCGTGTCGATGAAATCATTAGTTTGATCGAGCAGAACATCCTTCGGGCAACTTCCGTTGGGTTCATGCCGATCGATTCTGAACCGTTAGACAAAAACAACCCTTATGGGGGTCAGCGGTTCAAAAAACAGCAACTCTTGGAGACGAGCATAGTGTCGGTGCCTGCAAATCCGGCGGCATTACAACTAGCAAAATCCCTGAGTATTTCCGAAGAAACCATGAACCTAGCCTTTGGCGAGCATGCCGAAACGAGGCGTAGGGACATGACTAAAGCAGGCGAGCATGCCGAAACGAAGACCGCGAATGGCAAACGCCCGAGTGGCAGCCTGACGCTACCGAAAGTTAATCAAGTGACAAATCGTTCAGAACGTATTCAAGACATTCAACAGGGCCTCGTCGAAAAGAACAATAAGCGTGACGCGATCGAATGCGCCGATACGCTTGATGTTGAGGCTCTGGAGCAAATCAATATCGATATCGAGACCGCGGAGCGTGCGTTGGCTGCTCTGACTGCTGCGGAAGCCAAGGTTGGTGCCCGTGCCGCAGGCGGGGGCGGAATGCTTATGACGACGAACGGCTCGTCTGAGAAACAGGCGGCGCCCGCCATTCATCGCCGGCCTCTGGGTTTTCCACAGAAGGAGGTGAGTCCTCTAGACTTGCTCGTCCGCTCGGCCATCGTCAATGGAACGGCCTGGTTTGGCAATAAATCGATCGAGCAAGCTCTTGAGGAGCGCTATCCGGGGCACGAGGCGACCGCCGCGGTTGTCCTCAAGGCCGATCAGACTCTCGGGACTACCAGCGGCTCGCATTGGGTAGATGACCTTCAGAGGTACAGCTACACGGCGCTTGTTGATGCGCTGCGTGGCCGTCGCATCTGGCCGGATCTGGTTGATGGCAGTATGTCGCTGTCGTTTGATGCGAGCGGAACCGCCTACATCCCCAGCCTAACTGCTGGCGGGGCGAATGGTGGGTTCTTCAGTGAGGGTTCGCCGATGCGTGTCGGTCGAATCACCACGGCATCGACAACGATGACTCCGCGCAAGATGGGCGTCATCATTCCTTTCTCGCGGGAAGCGGCGAAGCGCAGCACCCCGGCTCTTGAGCCGCTGGTGCGTCGCGCCATCATCGATGATACCGGCAAGGTGCTCGACCAGGCCGTAATCGATGCCACTGCTGGCGATGCCGTGAGGCCGGCGGGATTGCTTAACGGCGTCTCGGCAACGGCCTCGGGCTTCGGCGGCGGTGATTACCAGGCGGTGATCGAGGACATCAACGCGCTCATGGCGCCGTTCGATAGTGCCGATGCGTCCGACGGATCGATCGCGCTTATCATGCACCCGGCGCAGGCGCGCAGGCTTGCCATGATGCCGGGGCCTGATGGCATGTTCGGCTGGGCCGATCGGTTCATGACGGAGTTCAAGGTTCTCCGCTCGACCTACGCCACGGCGAATCGTCTGATCGCGATCCGGCTGAATGATCTCATTACTGTTGCGGGCACTCCGGATTTCGAGGTCAGCAATAGTGCGGTCGTCCATATGGAGGACACCACTCCACTTGAGATTGTATCAGGGACGGGTCCCACAACCGCAGATCCTGTACGCTCCTTTTGGCAGACGGATTCGATGGGCGTCCGCATGGTTATGGACGTAAGCTGGAAGTTAGCAAGATCGGGCATGGTCCGATGGATTGATGGTACTACATGGTAAATATGTAGTAATAATTGCTACGTTATAGTGGTATGATATAAAGATCGAGCCGGGTCGCTGTTTCAGCAGCTTCCCGGCTCTGACCGAAACCGAACCGTGATGGAGTTCGATCGTGGCTAATGATATTATATTGCGCGCCGATGCGCGCGATCAAGGGTTAAAGCGTTATTACACTGGAGTTCAGTGTCTTCATCATCATCTATCTGAAAGATTCGTCCGAGACGGTGGGTGCGTAGCTTGCATTTACAAAAAGAATGCAAATTGGGAAAAGCGCAATCCAGACAAGAGGCGAGCCTTACATGCGAGATGGGTCGAAGAAAACTTAGAATATGTTAAGACGAAACAGAAAGAATATCACGCCCAGTGGTACAAGAATAATCGTGATATAAAACTTTCAAAGAATGCTGAATATCTTAAAGCAAATCCAGATGTATCTAGAAAGTTGTCCAAAAAGTGGAGAGACTCTCATATAGAAGAGTCTCGCAAGAGATGCCGAGAATGGGAAAAAGCAAATCCTGATAAGCGAAGTGAGATCAACAAGAGAAAATATAAAGCAAATCCAGAGCATTATCTTGCAAAGAATGCCAAATGGGCTAAGGAGAATCCAGAGAAAACCGCAGTTGTTCGCCGACGCCGCCGCGCCCGAGAAAAGGGAGCACCCGGCACCCACACCGCAGCCGAGGCCACCGCAATCCTAGTCGCGCAAAACTACCGCTGCGCATATTGCGATGCCGACTTACGGGTGGTGGAAAAACACCTAGATCACATTATCCCGCTATCGCGGGGCGGCTCGAATGATAAGTCCAACATCCAGTGGACGTGCAAGCCACACAATTTGCAGAAATCTGATAAAGACCCCATAGAATACGCCCGCTCCATAGGTCTCCTGATATGACCACCCCCATCGAAATCACCGACACGATGATTGATGCGGGAGTCGCCGCCTATCTTGGGCAAGCTGTACATGACCAGTTTAGCTACTGGACCCCTCGGGAATTGATCGAAATCGTGCTGAGGGCAGGGTTGACAACGGTAAGTGATAAGCATCCTATTGAATAGGTCGGATCGATTAGCCAGAAGCGATGAGCGACAAAAGGGCGCCTCGGCGTGGCGCTCCGATAACCCCACGGAATCGCATCCCGGTTGGGATACGCATGACGCCGGAACTGCGCCGTAAACTCGTTGAGCGAGCGGGCGCGAACGGGCGAAGTCTTACACAAGAGATTGAGATTCTGCTTGAGAAGGCGCTGGCCGACGATCGGCTTGAAGCCAAGCTAGTAGAGATTCGAAATCTATTATCGTTCGTCTAACAAGCTACAAAACTAAACCCCTGTCCAGTCTAAACCTTCAGCGCAGGGCCTCTTTCCCTGCGCCCTTTGCCATGTCCGCTCTACGCGGGGAGATGCCAATGTCGATTCGTCAAGTTACCTCAATTTCTCAGAATTCGACGGTTCGGCGATTTCCCGTCACTGTGACCGTCGATGCAGATGGCGATGGCATATCATACACGCCCAGGATTTCGGGAGTGTTGGTTTCGATCCGCTACGTCAAGACAAGTTATGACGATGGCGTTGATTTCGTGATTTCCGGAGAAACGTCTACACAGACGCTTTGGTCCGAGGAAGATGTGAATGCATCGGCGACGCGATATCCGCGTGGGCCGGATCATTCGACCGCTGGCGTCGGCGCGACATATGCAGCGCTTGGCGAGGCCGTCAACGATCTCATTGTCGTAGACAACGAGCGCGTAAAAATTGTCGTCGCAGAAGGTGGCGATACAAAAACGGGTACTTTTCATATCACTGTTGCCGGCTAAGGAGATATCACATGGCCGTTCGTAAGCATTCCATCACCGCGCTCACTAACGGCTCGGGCGATGTCACAGTATACAGCCCGTATATCACCGGGTTTGTCGAGTCCATCCAGTACGTCAAGACTGACTATACCGATGGCGTTGATTTCACGATTACCGCCGAAGCGACTACGGAAACGATCTGGACTGAGTCCAATGTCAATGCGGCGAAGGTCTGCCGTCCGCGGGCGGCGACGCATTCGACCGCAGGCGTTGCGGCGCTTTATGCGTCCGGTGGCACCGCGGTTAATGACCGGATCGGGTTGGGTCATGATCGCGTCAAGATCGTTGTTGGCTCCGGTGGCGCAGCGCATACCGGCGTGTTCGTGGTTACGGTGAGCGACTAAGCCATGACCGAGACGTGGTATCTCATGGAGGACGGCACGGTCGGCGACCCGCACGAGGTCGCCCCGGATAAAGATGGCGTCCTACGCCACAAGGATGGCCGCGCGGTCGCTATGGCCTCGCACGGTCCACGTTCGCGTGGCGTTGATGCTGATGCCGAGCGTGCGAAGGCTCGCGCCAAGGTCGCGCCCAAGCCGGCGGAAGCTGTCGAAAAGCCGGTTGCTCCAGAACCGCCGGAGCCAGCTACTCGACGCACCCGCGACATGAAGCCTGAAGAACCGGCGACACCTTACAAAACACGCTGATAGCAGAAGGAGGTCGAGACTATGAAATCAAAAAGTGACGATCTGTACCTGTTGATGGACGGCACCTACGCGAGCCCAGGCGATTGCTCGGATAAGGATGGTGTCTGGCAGCACAGCAGTGGCGTCAAGGTAGCGCTTACCGATGCAGGTGAGCCGATGACGCTGGCTCGTGTCACCGAGCACAACGTTGCCGCTAATGAAGCGGCTGCCGCTCCTGTAGAGAGCGAGCCGGTGGCGGAATCCGAGAAACCGGCTGTTGCTGAGAAACCGGCTCACGGCAATCTGGAGCAGGCGATGGTGCCGGAGTCTGATAAGCCTGAGAGCAAGCCGGAAGCTAAGGTCAAAGAGCCGAAGGCTTAATAAAGACCATGCCTCTCGTCGTCGCCATAATCGTGCTTCTATCTGTTGGCGGCGCCGCCTTCGTTATTGCCGGTGTGCATCTGCTCGCCGGCATGGCGTGGGCATTTATTGTACTCGGCCTCTTGCTGTTCGGTGTTGCCGTCTACCTCCGTTCGGGACTGACGCCGCATGGCTAATGCTCTCACGCTGCTCGCGAATGCGATTGCCCCGTCTCGGGTGAAATCTATCGAAGGCGAGTATCGCCCAGGCCCGTATTATATCGATGGACCTAATGGTGGCTGGTTGTCAGCACAGGCTGGCCGGTTTCTGAATTGGTGGCAGATGGGCTATTCGCCACAGTCTCGCGGCTGCGGCGGAGCGATGGTTGAGGCATGCGTCTCCGCATACTCACAAACCGTTGCTATGTGTCCTGGCGACCATTGGCGATTGCTTCCGAATGGCGGTCGCGAGCGCGTCACGACATCGGCGCTTTCACGAATTATACGGCGGCCGAACGATTACCAATCGATGTCGGATCTGTTGCTGAATTTGACTCGGCGACTCTATGAAAAGGGCGAGTGCTACGCTCTCGCGATTCGCGACGGCAGTTTCCAGATTAAGGAACTGCACTGGATGCGTGACGGCTGCCCGTATGTTGCCGAGGATGGATCTATATTCTATCAGCTTTGGGGAAATGAGGTCGCCGAGCGACGTTTCGATCTACATTATCCTATTCCTGCGCGCGACGTGCTTAATGTTAGGCTCCATACTCCGCGTCATCCATTAAAGGGCGCGAGTCCAATTCTGGCTGTTGCGCTCGAATTGGAGCTGTCTGGCGCGGCTATGTCTCAGCAGATTGCGTTCTACCTCAATCAGGCGAGACCGAGTTTTATCCTCGAAACTGATCAGGAACTTACGAAGGAACGGGCAAAGGACCTTCGCGACCGCTGGGATGCTCAGACTCAAGGAGACGGTGCTGGTGGCACTCCGATTTTGTCATGGGGTTTGAAGGCCAGGCCAGTCACGATCGGCGCTGGTGATGCGCGTCTCGCCGATATGTTGAAGCTGGCGAATGAAAGTGTTGCGCTCGCTTTTCGGATGCCATTGCAAATCCTTGGTATTGGAGGCACACCGTTCGCTTCTACCGAGGCGCTCATGTCCTCATGGCGGGCAATGGGGTTAGGGTTTGCGCTGAACCATATCGAAGAAGCCTTTGGACGGTTATTCGCTCTGGATGGCTATCCGGATGAATATATTGAGTTCGATACTAATGCTCTTTTGCGGTCTTCGTTTAAAGAGATGATTGATGCTTTGGTCGCAGGAACCCACCGCGTTTTTGCGCCGAATGAGGCACGTCGATTTGTAAATTTGCCCGATGTCGAGGGCGGCGACGAGGTTCGTGTGCAACAACAGGATGTGCCTCTCTCCTGGATTGCGCAGCAGCCGAAAGCCATTGCCCCGCCAACCGATGCCGGGGTCACAAATAATGAGGGGCGCGCTGCTGATGCCGAGTCTGTCGTTCGCCGCTTCCGATCAGCCCGCGACCGTGCTCACGCCGCTTGACGCGCTTGCCGCCGAGCTTGGCTCCGAAGCGGCGCGCATCGAGCGCGACTTGCGGCGTGATTTCGCAGTCGGCATGGCTGAAATACGACAGGAATTGGAGGCTGTGCAGCGGCGCGGCGCTGAAATGGAGCTGCGCGCCGCCAATGCCGAACGGGCACTGGCCGATGCTGTGCGCGAGCGGCTGGCGGCGGTGCGAAACGGCGAGAGCGTTACGATCGAGGATGTGCGGCCGTTGGTCGAGACCGAGGTCGCCAAGCAAGTTAATGCGATGCCGAAGTCGCCGGATGCGGAAGCGATTTCGACGATAGTCTCGATACAGATCGAGGCCAGTCTATCGGATATAGCCGAAAGAGCATCGGCGCTGGTCGAGCGCCCTGAGTTGCCGATGTTGCCTGATATTGGGGCAATGGTGAGCGAAGAATCCGATCGCCGCGAAGGTGATCTAGTGGCGAAAGTCGCGGCGCTCGTCCCCGTTCCGGAAGTGGATAAAGCGATTGCCGCAGAATTTGAACGACAGTTGTCCGATGTCGTGATTCGCGCGGTGAAATTGATCCCACCCGTTGAATTGCCTGATGTCGGCGCTGCCGTAGCCGATGAATTTGTCAAGCGTGAGAGCGGTGTTGCCGAACGGGCGGCGGCGCTGGTGAAGGTTCCTGAACCGCCAGACGTGGGGGAGGCAGTTGCGGCGGAGGTGGAGCGTCGTCTCCTCGATATTGCTACAAGATCGGCCGAACTGATCCCCGATGTCGTGACTGCTGTGGTCGAGGAATTTACCAAACGCGAAGATGCGCTTGTCGAACGGGCGGCGGCGCTGGTGAAGGTTCCTGAACTTCCAGATGTGAATGCGGTCGTTGCGGCAGAAATGCAGAATCGATTATTCGATATTGCCGCGAGATCGGTTGAATTGATGCCCGATGTCGGCGCTGCCGTGGTCGAGGAGTTTGCTAAGCGCGAAGATGCGTTTGTCGAGCGGGCGGCATCGCTAGTGAAGGTTCCGGAAGCCCCGGTACTACCGGATATCGACGCTAAGGTGGACAATGCTGTCGCGGCAGCATTTCTGACGGTGCGGGTGCCGGAAGATGGTAAGTCCGCTGACCCCGAAGCTACGGCTGATTTAGTTCGTATCAGGGTTGCTGAAGCTCTCGCGTGCGTCTCTGTGGACATTGTTAGCCCAACTGACGCCGCGGAGATTGCACAGGCCGCGATCGATCGTGCATTGGCAGTTCTTCCTGCGGGCGTCACAATTGACGAGATGCGTGCTGTCGCCGCGGCCGAGCTTAAACAGCAGTTAGAGGCCATTCCGAAGGCTCTGGACGCCAATGAGATTGGCGACCTGGCGGGCGCAGCGGCCGAGGCTGCGGTCGGTCGGTATATGCCGGACATTGCTCAGCGAGCGGCCACTTTAATCCCGCCAGCCGAGCCGCTTCCTCTCCCGGATATCGGCGGCTTACTAGAAGAGAAATTCGCCAGTCACGCTGATGAGATCGCCGCGCGTGCTTCGATGGCGGCAACAGACTCTCTCACTGCCGAGATTGATCGTCTGCTTCCTGAGATAGCTGCTCGCACGGCGGTCTTAATGCCGCCGGCCGAAATACCGGAGATACCTGATTACAGTCCGATTATCGAGGCGGAAACGGAACGATTGGTGGCTATCAAGATCGCGGAAATACCGAAACCGCGAGATGGTGCCGATGGTCTTCAAGGGCCAGAAGGTCCGCAGGGAACCGTTGACAAAGTTGAGCTTCGCCAAGCCGCCGCGGCAGCAACAGAAGATCACCTTATAGTGCCGGAGCATATGCTTGGACTTATCGGTCGGGTAGGAGAGTTGTTATCGCAACCATTTGCAGTGGCACTAGACACGCATTCCGCCCCTGCCGTTTTACCGCGCCGTAAGATCATTAAAACAAAACGCGACCCCGATGGGAACTTGACTTACGACGTGACAGAAGTTTCCGAGAGTTGAGATGGCGAGCATTATATTTAATTCTGCCATCGATGATGAAGCTAGAGGAAATATAGATTTCGAATCCGATACATTTAAGTGTGTTCTCGTAACTTCTTCTTATATTCCGAATAAAAAAACGCATACGAAACGTAGCGACGTGACAAATGAAGTCACGGGCACGGGTTATACCTCTGGCGGAGTTGCGGTGACTGTCACAGTTACCAAAGATACCGCAAACGATCGTGTCGATATATCGCTCGGGGAAATCAGTTTGCCATCTTCTACGATCACCGCAGCGGCGGCGGTATATTGTAAGAGTAGGGGTGGGATTAGCTCTGCGGACGAGCTTGTTGCCTACATTGATTTCGGCCGTAACTACACTTCTGTAAACGGAACTTTTTCGCTTTCTGCCTCTACGCTGCGGATATCGAATTGACAATAACACTTATTGAGCAGTCATAGGGGAATTGGTTAAATGGCAACTTTTACGAAATATAATACTTTTGTTGAAAACCTTTGCAACAAGCTGATCGACGCGTTCGGCACGACGGATACCTGGAAAGCGGTCATACACACCGATGCGCCAGCTCCGACGACCGATAACAGCGTCTCTGATTTGACACAGATTGCCGGTAGCAATGGGTACACGACCGGCGGGACGGATATTACGTTTAATTCTACGCGCACGACGGATACGGTAACGGCTACGGCTACTGATGTGGTCTGGACGGCATCGGGCGGCAACCTCGGCGCATCGACGACTGGTCGGTACATATCGATTTATGATGACACGTCGGCAGCAGACAATCTGCTGTGCAGCTACGATTACGGTTCGACTTTCACGGTCGCGACGGGGGAGACTCTTACATTGGACTTCGGGGCCTCATTGTTCACTTTATCGTAGAACTGTTTGCACTGTATGCAACTGTTGATTATACTATTACGATGATAACAGTCAAAGAACTCGCTTGGCTTGGTGGTCTTCTCGAAGGAGAGGCTTCCTTTATGCTGCGAAACGGGTGCCATAAAATCGCATTACAAATGACGGATCTCGATGTTGTGCAGCGTGCTGCTGCGATTTTAGGTGTTCCTGTAGGGGCTTATTCACGACAGCCAAAAGGTAAAGCTACTTATCTTCCTGTGTGGCATTTAGCGGTCCATGGGATTAAAGCCATTGCATGGATGATGACACTTTACACGCTCATGGGAGAGCGTCGAAAAGCAAAGATTCTGGAAGTTTTGGATCACTGGAAGGCTTCTAAGTCAGCTCCGCGCGCTTCTCGGGGGACGCGTCTTATGGCGGTGTGTCATCCGGATCGGCCCCGTGCTGCGCACATGCTCTGCAATACGTGTTGGATGCGCGAGTACCGTAAACGCACCGGCAAGAATGGTAATTATTACCGCAAGCAAAAACTTATCCCGGAGCCTGTTTGATGCAGCCGCATTCTCTTGGTAAGATTACCATAAACACCGCGAAGACTCCCGAACAGCGTAAGGTCGAGGCTGGTTGGGCAGGACGACATGAAAAGTTTTCGAAAGGTGCGAAGCTACCAAATACGCGGGTTCAAGTGTGTCCGCGCGTTAAGGTTGCCGACCTCCCAGAAGGCTTTCTAACACAGACTCACATCGAACATCTGGAACACAACCAGCAGATTGCCTCGTGTTGCCGACATCCGGAGAACCACGAAGTCGAAGCCCATAAAAGCCACCCCGATGAATCGGCGCCGGACATATACGTGTTTCATTGTACCTGTGGCCGAAAGCATCGATTTTTCTGTCTTGGCGTGACCGATGAGCGCCCGTATTGGAGTGCCGGCTAATGGCGACGGCAACTGAGGTGCTGGCGCAGAGCCAGATAGAGGGCGCGAGCCTGGTGCTGATCTACGATGATGTTACCTTGATCGGAAATCGGTTCGAAGCAAACGTCGGCAACACCGCCGTTGGTCCGATGACAGTGAGCATAGCACTCAATAATGGGTTCGCTGGAACCACGGTGATTCAGCCAAATCGCTTTAACCAAGCGATTAACATCCCGGCTAACCGCCGCCCTCAAGGTGTATTGGTGACAACGAGGTTTGGAACCCAGACGATCGATTGGGGCATTCAGTCTATTAGCATAAGTTTCTCTTCTAGTTAATAAGTATTATGGCGTTTTCTCATAGCCGACATTCCACTCATGAGAATGGCGCCGGCTTCACTCTAACATGCGCCGTGACGCTCGCCTCTACAGTCAAGGCCAGCAGTCTTGTTTTGGTGTCAGTCGGATGGGCAAGTAATCCTGGAGATACTTGCTCTATAGCTGACGATAAAGGAAATAATTACACTCTTGTTGATCTGCTGAGATCCACGGCTTCAGGTTATACTTGGCAGACCGCGTATCTTGATGGCGTTACAAACGCCCCAATAACGATTACAGCAACGATGATATCCGCCACCCGGCAGTTTATTTCTATTATCGTTGGCGAATATACCGGAGGGCTGGGCGGATCTTCCCTTAATGGTCACGCTATAAACGCGCAAACTAATCCCGCGACAACAGCTAATGCGCTCACCTCGACAAACTTCACGCCGACCGCAAATAATTCATTGATATATGGTTCGCTAGTTGACGCTAGTAGTATTGGTGCCATTTCAGCAGGGACGAATTACACTCTTCGTTTGAATAACAGCAGCAGCAGTTTTGATATGGAAGACAAAACATTAGCGGTTGCCGCTGCTGGTGCCGCTACGTTCACAACTGCAACAAGCGGCGCGAGCGCTTTTTTTGTGACCGGAGGCTTGGCTATAAAGCCGTGGATTTCTATGGTCAACAGGGCAGTGAATATACAAACTCAATCTAATAGTCGCGCGTCTTTTTGGTAGGTAATTTGTATGGCGCTTTACCTTATTGGAAACGGTCCCATGCAAACTACAGCCGCATTCGCGGTTGTGGCGACGGGAACCTCTATCAAGACTCTTTTACAAGTTAAGCCCGGAGCGACAACCTCTTTGCGCATTATCGAGTGGGGAATCTCGTTCGATGGCTCCGCGGCGGCGACGCCCGGCAAGGTTGAGTTAATAGAGACTGACGTTGCCGCGACTGTCACAGCGTCCGTCGCGGCTGATATTACTAAATATGACGCGGACGCTATAGCAAATGGCGATCCGACGACAGCGCTCATTGCTGTTGGAACTACATCAACGGGATATACATCCTCCGGCGAAGGCTCGATCACCGCCGTTCGAAGTCTCGCCGGGCCTCAGCTTATTTCTCCGACAACTCAATTTATTCAGCAATTCCCATTGGGCCGCGAACCGATAATCCAGAACGCGAAGTTTGGTCGTATTCGCGTTACCTTTGGGACTACAGTAAACGCGTATTGTTATATGATCGTATCAGTCTAAAGATTACTACGGGAGTAGTGCGGCATGGCTCGGTTTGGCCGCTCATTCCCGATCTCTGGCATCTCGATTAAGCATGGTCTTAGTCAAGCAGTCGCTAAGTCCGTCGTTGCTGATGCCGGTTCCTATAGTCTAACCGGCACGGCCGCAACGCCGAAATGGGACCGGAAAGTTGTCGCGGCCTCGGGCGCTTACGCCTTTACCGGCGCTACCGTTGCAATTCGCCGAGATTTCCGTCCGTCAGCCGGCGCCGGTTCCTATGCCGTCACCGGCACGGCGACATCGGTATTACGTGGCCGGAATTTGTCGGCCACCTCGGGGTCTTACGCGCTTACTGGCTTCGCGGCCTCACTGTTTCATGGATGGCGGGTCGCGGCAGCCGCAGGTTCCTACGCTGTTACTGGAACCACAGCGACGCTGACGCGTCGTTTGCCGATGACTGCCGATGTCGGGGCTTACGTCCTGACTGGATCGGCAGCATCGCTCGCACGCAATCTGCCGCTTACGGCGGGTGCCGGCTCATACGCTCTGACCGGCTCCGCCGCCTCGCTATTGCACGCGTGGAAGGTATCCGCCGAGAGCGGCGCCTATACTCTAACCGGCTCCGCCGCCTCGCTCCTCGAAATTTCACAAAAAGCTGTTATAGCCGAGGCGGGCTCTTATTCCCTAACGGGCACGGCGGCATCTCTTGTACATAAGAAAATAGCGTCAGCCGGCGCTGGTGTTTACGATTTCCTCGGGTCAACGGCAACCCTGACACGGCGACTACCGATTACCGCGGGAATCGGAAGTTACTCTCTTAGCGGCAGCGGAGTTTCTCTTCTCAAGACCGTCCGTTTAGGGGCGGTTGCTGGCGCTTACAATCTCACTGGAACCAGTGCTTCCCTGCTTCGGGGCGCTCGTTTAGTGACCACAGCGGGATCTTACGTCCTAACCGGAAGTCCCGCATTACTCATCGCCAGCGGGGCGGCCCAAGACGCAGCGGCCGACGGCGCAATTTGCACTGTCACGGCAACGCTGCTACCGGGCACTGTCACCGTCAGTTCTATTATCGGCGCTCTGGAGCAGGATGGGATCAGGTCAAGACGGCAGCGCCATGATGCACATGTACTTGGTTCAATACTCTATCTTCGTACATCATTACATCCCGGCGCGGCTAATGGCGAAGATAATTTAACGGATGAAGAGTTAATTCTTATGCTTGAGGCTGCTTAATGTCGGCGAACAAGTATAGCATTTGGCACGCACTTGAGTTGGCGATCCGGCTTGCCGTGCGAGCCAATGAAGAGGTTCGTATCCTTGCGTCTCGCTCGATCGCTGGGCCGAAAGGTGATCCGGGCGAGCGTGGGCCTGATGGTCAGCCTGGTACGCCGGGCAAGCTGCCCATCGCCCGCGCATGGGCAGAGGGCGTTCATTATGAGGGTAGCGCAGTTACGCATGTGGGGGCGACGTGGCAGGCGTTACGAGATACTGGTCACGAGCCTCCGCATGATGATTGGATTTGTCTAGCGTTGCCGGGCGTGCCTGGAGAATCCGGGAAATCGTCAAAAGTATGCGGCACATACGATTCATCCCGTCAGTATTCTGAGCTTAATATCGTGGCTGTTAATGGGGCGACATTTATTGCGAAAGTGAATAATCCCGGCCCATGTCCAGGTAATGACTGGCAACTGATGTCGGCGGTTGGTAAGCGAGGCGAAAAAGGTGATCGTGGCGAGCAAGGGATGAGAGGAAATCCTGGTTTGCCGGGGCCTGGAGTGAAATCGCTCGTTGTAGATGGGGATGGCCTTTTAACTGTGATTAACGGCGACGGGTCTATAGTTACTTGTGATCTCTATCCTGTGTTGGCGAAGATCCGATGAACAATGATGTCGTCATCGTCACGGCTTCCGAGTTTACAATGCTAACAACGCTTGAGCGGGTCAAGCTGGAGCTGGATATTAAGAACGATACCAATAATGATCTCTTGAGCGCTCGTATTGCTTCAGCGTCTTCTGTGATCGACGGGCTATGTTTTCCGTCGCTGAAGCGCGAGACTGTCATCGAGACGTTTTACCCGGATCATTATGGCGAGTGCGCGGACAGGTTGACGCTGAACCATAGCCCGGTGGTGTCGATTAGCAGCGTCACCGTAGATGGCACCGCACTGACTGATGCTGTGATTGTTGATGATGTCGTGACCGAACTTGCCGAGTGGCGTCTTGACGGCGAGAAGCTGCGGCTCCGTAGGCAAACGACCGCGGGTCGTCATTCCCATTGGTCGTTTTGTACAAGCATCGTTGTCTCTTATGTGGGCGGCTACCTACTTCCTGGACAGGCGGGCAGAGACCTTCCATACGAGATCGAGGACGCCTGCGTTGAGCTTGTTGCAGCTTATTGGGCTGCCCGCGGGCGAGACCCTGGGTTGCGGGCAGAGGAAAATGTTGGAGTTTATAGGTTTGAGTATCAGACTACTGTAAATGGATATGATTACCCTGTACCGAAAGGGGTAATGGACAAGCTCGATCGGTATTTACGAAAAGAGATGGTGCTGTAAAACGAATGGTTGCAAAAATATAATGAAGCATCTCTCGTTTGTTATGGCGTATTACATGAACCCGGTCATGCTCGCATATCAATACGACGTATGGGCCTCATATCCGGATAATCTAAAAGAACGGATTGATGTAGTTCTTGTTGATGATGGCAGTCCATCGGAATATGCGATCACGGTTCCTCGTCCGGATAATCTTCCGCCACTGAGAATCTACCGTGTACTAGTCGATAAGCCGTGGAACCAACACGGTGCCAGGAATCTTGGGGCGCGCGAGGCCGAGGGGCCGTGGCTATTCCTAACGGATATGGATCACGTTCTTTCTGCCGAGAGCCTTGAGCGGCTCCTTGAACGACGTAACGAGAATGTCGTTTATATGTTTGCTCGCGTTGACGCGCCAGATATGACGCCAACGCGGCGTCACGATGGAACAATGAAGCCGCATCCTAACACGTTCGCCATGACCAAAGAAATTTATTGGAAGATTGGCGGATACGATGAACGGTTTTGTGGAATTTACGGAACAGATAGCTTGTTCCGATCGCGAGCGGCGGCTCTCGCAAAATTCAGACATTTGGACGACGTACCAATCATTCGGTATTCGCGCGAGATTATTGCTGATGCCTCGACTCGGACTTTGGCTCGCAAAGAGGGTCGCAGTGACGCAAAGCGTCGCTTGCTGGCGAAGATTGCCGCTGAGGGTAGCGTCGATAAAACAGAGACGCTGAAGTTTCCGTGGGAACGCGTGCTGTGATCCAGATCGATGCCCGAGGTCACGATCTTACGGTTGTTGCCTTCTCCGGCATGGCATCGAAAAACCGAATATACGAATGGACTCGGAGTTTTGATGGAGTCAATGCTAATTTCATCGGGGTTCGGGATGACGCCCGGCGCTGGTATCAATTTGAAACGTCTGACATTACTGAGGTCGTTCGTCGCGCTGTTGTGCGGGCGGGCGGCGCTCGAGTCATGACGATCGGGGCCTCAGCGGGCGGCTTTGCGGCGCTGCTGTTTGGTCGCATCTTGCAGGCTGATCGTATTCTGGTGTGGTCGCCACAGTCGGCCTGTGGGGCTGCAAAGCGGGCGCTGGGCGACGACCGCTGGCCTGACCTATGCAATTCGACGCCATCCTTTGATCTGGAGGACGTGTATCCGGAGGCTGTCGTGCATGTCGCCGCTGACGACCTAATGGATATGATGCACGCGCGCCGGCTGACGCCAGGTCGTCTGATCATCCATCCGGGTGGCGGGCACAATCTGCCGACTATGCTCAAGGAGTCTGGCGAATTGCGGTGGATTTTGGACGAGGCGGTTGCTGCGTGAACATCGTCTCGTTCCTCGCGCCGCGCCAAGATCATCCGCGCTGGAATGACATTTATTTTGATCTGCTTGAGATCCTCGATCGCTCGTGCCGCCATCTTGGCCTTCGTCATGTGGTACTGACTGACGATCCGATGCTACCGCATGGCGAGCTATTCTGCCGGCCTCTACCGGCTGATCTGATGCAGGCCGCGACACAGGCGCACTTTGAATGGCTCGCTCAAGGCGATTGGCGCGGTAGCGATACATGCTTTGTTGGCGTTGACTGTATCGCTCTCCAAGATCCAACGCTTGCGTTATGCGGCAAGTTCGATATGGCCGTTACCTATCGTGACGCGCGTGCGAGATACCCAATAAATACCGGGATGATCTATATCTCGGCTAACGCACGCGAGCGTGCTCGGGCGCTATTCAAGCGGGTTGCTGATCGCACCGGAACAACGTGGTGTGACGATCAGCGGGCAATACAGGCTGAACTAGCGCCTATGCCAGATAGTCATGGCATCCACGACCGCGCGATGATGAAGGTCGGTTTCATACCGATGTTCTTATTTAATGAACGGCCGGATGGGCTTTCCCCAATGCCAGGCCGCATCATGCTCCATTTTCGTGGGAAGATAGAGCGCAAGAAGCAGATGGTTGAATGGGCAGCGAAGTGGATAAAGTAATTGATACTGACGACGCGCTGAAGGTCCGCCTTTCGATGGACGGCTATGCCCGGTTCCCGAACGGGGCAATGGTTCACAGGACCGCTGTGGTAGCCTCCTGGGTATCGCTTGGACCAGACTGCATCGTGCATCCCTTCGCGGTTGTTGGGCGCATTCCAAGCCGTAGCCGGTCACTCGCTCGCCAGCCTGCTGCTGCAGAACATCTGGAGATTGGCTCCCGAACAGCGATTGGCTGTCACGCCGTCGTTTTTGCGGATGTCGATATTGGCAAGGATTGCCTGATTGGCGATTTCTCTCTGATTCGAGAAGGAACTTTGATCGGAAATCTATGCGTCATTGGATGTCATGTTTCGATCAGCTATGATTGCGAAATTGCCGATCGTTGCGTGTTCCAAAATAGCACTGTATTCCACGGATCATGTGGTGAAGGCTGCTTTTTCGGAGTCGGCGTTGTCTGTTCGTCTGACCGTCGAGTCGATCTTGATAATTATGCTCATCACGGTTCAACGCCTCCTATTATCGGCAAGCGCGTCATGATTGGTACTGGCGCTAATCTGATTGCTGGGATCAAGATTGGTGATGGCGCTAGGGTCGCTGCTGGTGCTATCGTTACGAAGGATGTCCCAAGCCAATGTTTGATGATTGGTCAAGCAGCATCAATACGTCATGTTCAAATCTAATGAACTGTTAACCGTGCTCGTTTGGCTCTGGGCACAGCCGGATAGTTTCGGTGATTACACAGCGTATCATGTCAACGTATTTGCAGATATGGTGCGACGTAATCTGTCCATTCCGCACCGTATAGCCTGCGTAACCGATATTCCCGAGGGAATTGATCCTAGCATTACGATAATTCCTTCTCCTCGGGAATTTGAGGATGTACGTATTCCGACATGGAGAGAGCATAAGCCGCAATGCTTGCGGCGGCTCTCGATGTTCCGGAGAGATGCCGCAGAAATATTTGGACAACGTTTTGTCTGTATGGATCTCGATTGCGTAATTTCTGGAACACTCGATTCACTATTCGAGACAGACGTGCCATTCAAGATGGCTTGCGGGACTCGCGAGGGCAGGCCGTACAATGGATCGATGATGCTGATAACCGCTGGATCTCGGCCGCAGGTTTATGAGCAGTTTACCCCCGAGCGCGCCGTTGTGGCTGGCAAAAGATTTCTTGGCTCCGACCAGGCATGGATAAGCTACATCCTCGGGTCAGGAGAGCCAACGTGGGGTTCGGAGGATGGTGTGTGTTGGAGGGATTCTCCACTTCCTCAAGAGCAACGTCGTATTACGTTTTATCCGGGATCACCTAAGCCGTGGGAAATTATTAAGTTTAACCCAAATAATTGGATAGCTAAGCACTATAGTCGCAGTATGACGGAGATAATATGAAACGCATTATTGTTTCTGTACTTGCGTTCGGCTTACTGGCCGCCACGCCCGCGCTCGCTTTCACGGGCCGCATTATCAATTTGGGTGATGCCGCGGTGTCGGCGGCAGTCACAAACCAGGTAATTACGAGCAGCGTATCGGCGCAGAGCGTAGCGATTGCATATGTGGATCGGCTGGAAGGCGCGCAGGCGCTTACATTCGAGGCAAATTTTACATGGGGTGCTGGTGGCACTACGTTGAAGGTTGACCTTGAGACTTCTGTCGATCAAGGAACGAGCTGGTTGCCGATCTGCCGCATTGCGTTCACGACAGCAAGCGCACTAAAGGTTGTTAATATTTCCGGTCTTACGCCGAAGATTGCGGCGATAACTCCGGCTGTTCCTTCGGATGACGCATGTACCGATGGTATAATTGGAGAACGGTTTCGTGTGCGGATTACGAGCGTCGGTGTGTACACTGGAAATACATTAGTTTCGACGCGTGCGGCAGTACGCTAAATGCCCGTCGAGCGAACAAAATCCCTTTATGCACGAACGCTGAAGGAAACCGTCTTTATTCGCCGTTACACCGGCAGCGGTCCGAACAGGCCACTCTTCGACACGCCGGCCAGGGCGCGCGTCATGGGATACCAGCCCCATGAACTTGTTGGCACGATCCAGCAGGGCGACCGTAGGGCAATCGTATTCGTACCGGACCTCGTAGATGCTGGCTTCGCGCTACCCGTGACGAGCAACGACAAGCTCGTAGTGCGTGGGCGCGAGCTCACGATAATGACTCCCGATGACAACACCCGACGTGATGAGGATGAGCTGATTGCGTTGGAATTGCAGGTCAGAGGTCAATAATTCGTTACAGTGGTCGGCTAATTACATATCCCCGCTCCCTCAGAGTAGAAATTAACTGCGCGTCTGTGAAATTCTTAATATCACTGAATGCGATAATGTCATTAGCATACAAGAAATCCATTACGAGCTTTTCTGTTTTCTTTCCAAAATTGCCGCCTTTCCATAGCAGACTGATGACCTTCTGAGGGTCATCTGCTAACGCTTTCGATGGCGTGTCATAGCCAGCTCTCATGAGGCACCAAACTGCGCGAGTGTTCAGGCACGTCAAGCGCCACGCTGGGTGAAACGATGTGTCCATTTTAGCCTGTTTCCATTAGTCGAAGAGCCGATTATGGCACGCTCCGCATTCGCGCGCACGATCCAGCTTCAGCTTGATAAATACTCTCCTGAGCAAGCGCGGATCAAGCATATCGAAATTGCCCGTAAGGGATTTGCCGCATTCTACGCGAGGCAAGAGGTTAAGCCTGAATATACCTTAGAAGTGGATGGGCATCCGGCTACATCCGAGGATGAGGTTAAGCAATATGGGATTATTGTTTATAAATTTAATAGACTGGGTGAGGTCGCGCAATTTGCGTTGGATGTTCTGATTGTTCGGGTTCGTAAGTTCTATCCTGGTAAGGATGAGAAAAGCTATATCAACAACTTCTTTGTCGGAATCAACGGCAAGTTCATTGATGCGGAAGACTTCGATCCAAAACTTGTTCCGCCTCGCGCTGAAATCATTATCGGGAATAAGGTTCCGTTCAATCGTAAACTCGACGTTCAGCGTGTCGGGGGCGAGGTTCTTTCATTTAAGATACCGGCAGGTCTATTTGATTTAGCTGCTCTCGTTGTAACTCGTGAGTATGGCAAGATAGTAACTGTTAAGCGCAGCTATAATATACAACATCCAGATAAGCACGAGTTGATTCGAGAGCAGGAATACCTTTCAGGACCGCGCAAAGGCAAATCGCGTAAGCGGGCTGGAACGCTTGTCGAGAGTCCGGGGCTGGTGATTGTGTCGAGGGTGTAGACAAGTAAATGGTCCCCGGATTCGAACCGGCGCTTGTCGCGTACATCGACTCCTGAAGCGCTATTTGGAGATGATGCCGATAGCGACGTAAGGGACAAATTCCCTGTCACTCCAGATCTTGATCTATAGCGGAACATAAGGCGGTAGTCAATGAACTGGGATGCCGCCGAAGCCGCGATCCGATCGCGCATTGAGTCGCAATGGGCGAGTGGCGCTTTCTCCAGCATTCCCCTTGTCTTTGAGAATGAGCAGGCGCCGAATAGCCCGAGCTACATGGTTGTGATTTTTGAAGGATACGACGCGGAAAAGGGCATCTACGGCAGTGTAGGCAAAAGGTACTCTGTAGACTTTGGTTTGGTACTTTTCCACTGCTTTATCCCAAGCGGATGGGGAAAGGCTGCCGCGTCCGCCCCAGTGCGAGCGCTGACGCAGATGATCGAGCTACAGACTATCTCTGCGGCGATCGATATGGACAAAGGGTTGCCGCCCTCGCCTACTGATTATGGCGATCTATTGACGCCAGCCGGACAGCCGGACGGTAATTACTATCGAATTTCTGGCCGCGTGTCGTTTATTATTCGCGGAAAGCTCTAGAAAAACAATACACTGTTAATAAAGAACCCCGCGCGCCGCGGGCCTTCGGCGCTTGTTACAACTCTGCTGAAGGACGATACAGATGGCTATTGCAGGTACACTCGGTGCACGGCTTTATACTAGTGCCACTGCTCTCACTAACACGGAATCCGCCGCTGATGCTATCGGCGATTTTACGGGCCTCACGATCGCTACTGAAATCGGCCTCATCGAGAGCATGGGAGAGTTTGGTAAGCTATACGATCTCGCCACCTTCCAGGCGGTAGGCGATGGTCGTATGAGGAAATTAAAAGGCGGTTTTAACGAGGGAAACTTAGCTCTTGTGTGTGGCCTTGATTTGTCTGATTCAGGTCAGGCCGCCTTGAAGACCTATGCTGACGCAGCAAACCAGAATGCCTATCCTTTTAAACTCACGATCGTCACTGAGTCCGGAACAGACACTTATTACTTCGGCTGCAAGGTCATGTCCTTTAGGACGGTTCTCGGCAGCGTCAACAATGTGGTCAAGGTGAATATCAGCTTGGAAATCACCACGGGCGTCTTTACCGACGCATCGTAAGAATAATGCAGAACCGCGCCGACACGCGGTCGGGCTCGCTCGCAAGGGCGAGGTCTCGCGGGACGGGAGCGAAGCCGGGTGTCGGCCCAGCTTCGCTCTCTTCGCGTTTATCCAAATCCTCCGACAAGGATATCTCTATGTCTAGACTGAATGCCGGTGAAACGGAAATAACTATCGGATCTGAAAAGCTGATCTTTCGCCCATCCCTTCGTGTTGCGAAAGATTTGAACAGAGTATTCGGCGCGCTCGGAAGCGTGATCGAAAAATTGCGGATTGCCGATTTAGACGCAGTAAATTCGGTTATTAAAATTTGTGCCGGGATTGATGATAAGCGCTCTCGGTTAATTGAGGAATGGGTTTGGGAGGAGATGGGTCGCAGCGACACGTCATTTGGTGAGCTGTTGGGAAATCTCATTAACTTTGTCGCGCTTATTCAGCGAGGTGGTCGGCCTGTGTTTTTCGAGGGTGATGTCATCGAGGCGCGCGACCAGGGAAACGAATAACCATCGAGGATTATTATGACCGCCTCTATGAGCAGGCTGCCGGCTGGCTACCGTGGTCAGATGACCAAATCCTCGATTGCACGATAAGTCGTATTGAGATGGCGCTAAAAGGCAAGATCGACGTATTCAAAAAGACCTGGCCTTGGGGTCGGTCAAAAGAGGACGAAGAGGCCGAAGCATTTGCCAACATGCAGGCCGATCCAGGACTTGCGGCACAGCAGCTAAGTGCGATGTTTAAGGGTAGGCTGGCACGCGAGAAGCAGAGCCGGAAGAAGACGTAGGTGCATCATGGCACGGTCGCGCAAAAAGACACCCGCTGGCGGCAATACGGTTGCCAAAAGCGATCAGCCCTGGAAGCGCCAATCCAGTCGCATTCTGCGGCGCCGCGTGCGTGAGGCCATCTGTGCTAGCCGGTTCGATGCCTTGCCTGATGAGCGCCTTGTTCGCGATCCCTGGACCTGGCCCAAAGACGGCAAGCAGTGGTACGGATTCAGCAATCCAAAGATGCTACGGAAATGATCGTCTAGCGCACTTAGCATTGCTGCGATCCTAACTGATAGGCTCATTCCGACCGACCTCCTGCGGGAAGCGCCGCAGAGAGATCAACCTCTGACTCCGCCGATGATCTCAATCTGTTTTGCAGGAGGGTGCCGATGGTTGCTGTTAGCGCCTTCCGGGTGGGTTGAGCATGGCTGACGAACGCGCAGTTATCGTACTTGGATTTGAGTCCTTACCGGGCAGCAAACAGGTTGTTGACAATCACAACAGAGACGGCAAGTCGCTCCAGGCTACTGACGCTGCTGTCGGTAAAGCGGCTCAAGATCGCGCCGACAAGAGTGAAAAGGCCGCGCGTCGCCAGGAGGAAGTGGCCAAGAGGCTAACAAAGGTCACAACGGAGGAGGCGGCAAAGCAGAAGGCTGCCGCCGAGTCTCTCAATAATATCATTTCGAACACGGAAAACAGTCCCGTCCGCGACCAGGCGAAGACGGACCGATTCCTGGCCTCGATGGCTCGTGCGGCCGATCCACTTAGCGCCGCCTTGCGGAAGGCGCAGGGCGAAGTCTCTCGGCTCAGCGGTATAATTGCCAAAGGGATTGATGGCGAAGAAAAAGCTGCGCAAGCCACCCTTTCCTTAGCTGCAGCTAAGCTGAGGCTCGCCGATGCACAGCGCGCCGCGAACGTGGCCGCTGCCTCTGGCGAAAAAGGATTTTCCGCCCCAAACGATCTTACGAAATCAATTCGGGCGTATAGGGATCAGCTTGAGCCGACGCTGCCGATTCAGCGTGCTTTATACGAAAACATCGCGCGTATTAACGCTGCCGCGGCGGTGCTGGGTGGAATATCTCAGGCGCAGCGAACAGACCTTATAAAGGCGGCGACTGACGAATATACGAAACAGGTTCGGATCGTGACTGGCCTCGCAGAGAGGGAGCGTGCTGCCGCTGTTGCACAAAAGGATTTTTCGGAATCAATCCGGACATTTCGTGACCAGCTTAATCCAACGCTGCCACTTCTGCGCGCTTACTACGATGAGCTTTCTAAAATAAACGTTGCGGCAACGAAGTCCGGTGGGATAACGCCTGTTGAGGCCGACGCGCTGCGGACTCAGGCCAGGGCACGATTTGACACGAAAGTTGCGGATGTAGATGGGACAGCTTCCGCTCAGAAATATTTGGATGTTCTTGATCCGACACTTCCGGTGTTGCGAGCATATAACGCGGAAGTAGACAAATTAGCCGAGCTTCAGAAGATAGGAAAGTTGAGCGCGCTTGAGGCCGCGGATGCCAATGCGATTCTCTCCACCTCATACGATAAGCTACTTCAAAAAGCCAATGGCTTTGATATTGCTGAGAAATTTCGCGATAAACAAGACCCGACGCGACTTGTAGAACGAGCGCGTACTGAGACTCTGACTCAAATTAGTAAGGCTGTCGCGGCCCCAGGTGGCCTTACGCCAGTGGAAGAATCCGCTGCTATCAAAGCTGCGAACGAAGAATATGAAAAACAAATCAAGATAGTGACCGGCGTAAAAAAGGCTCAGGATGATGCAGCTACAGCCGAATCGGCGTATAGGAAACAACTTACCGCGGTAATAGATGAGCTTGATCCACTCGCGGCAGCGCAAAAGCGTTATAATGAGCAAGTCGATTTTATCAATCACGCAACGGCAAAGGGAGATATTGGCGTACCCCAAAGGGATGCCTTACTTGTCGCTTCTAAAAATAATCTCGATAAAAATATTGAGTCGCTAAATCGAAATTCGGCCGCAATGAGTCGTGGCAAAGTAAGCGCGCAGCAGATGCATTTTGCACTGCAACAGCTTACATTCCAGGCCAACGATGTAGCCACATCCCTAGCTTCTGGAATCTCGCCGGCCAGGACATTCGCGCAGCAGTTCGGCCAGATTGTTCAAGGATTTCAAGTAGCTGGCGGCCCCGCGAACGCTCTCAAAGCCATCGGAGAGGGCATTACGAAGCTGTTCACGCCGATGAAGATTTTAGGCGCAGGATTGATTACGGCTGGAGCTGGATTCGCGTTGCTTACAATTCGCGCATCTAGCGCCACAAGTAGCGTTCGTGAATTTGATGTTATGCTGAAAGGCTTAGGAGATAGTAATCTAGCAAGCGGAACGGGGCTTGAGGCTTCCGCAAAACGATTGCGTGATGTCGGGCTTAGTGCGAGTGACGCGAGGGACAAGCTCAGGGAAGTCACTCGTGCCGGTCTTAATCCAGCAAACGCCGAACGAGTCGTTCGTACCGGGGAAAACCTGATTCCTGTTCTCGGTGATAAGGCTACGTCTGAATTAACATCAGCGTTATCTGGCGGTCTGGAAGAAACTATAAAATTCGGCTTGCAGTTGGATGTTTTAAAGGCCAAGCAAATTGAGACTTGGCGAGAAATGGCGCGTGGTGGGCAGACGGCGCTGGCTCTTAATCAGGCGTTTGCGGCGATCGAGAGTAGGGCAAAGGGCCTATCCAATGAGGCGCTTAGCCCCACTGGTCGATCCTTGCGTGAACTCGCAGTGAGTTGGAGTAACCTTCTCGACAAATGGAGTAATACCGGGCCAATAGTTGGTACTATAACAGTTCTAAACGATCTTGCTAAGGTATTGGAGAAGATTTCTAAGTTTGTAACCGGCGAGCAGGCCGCGACCGTTCTCGGCGCGTTAACCGGCGCCGTTGCGGGCACTGCGGTCGCTGGCCCAGCGGGCGCCGTTGTGGGTGGAGCCCTTGGCGCCGTTAGCGGGGCTTATATAGGCGCGCGTGGCGCAACGGGAACGCCTGTAGCGACCGCTTCAATCCCAGCAGTCACTCAGGGCACAGCTACTACGGCAGCCTCCGCTGCCGCCGCTGACGCTGAATCTATGCTGGGGCTGAAAGAAGGCAAGGACGCTTCTCGTATTCGGGAGTTTCTTGGCTGGTCGGATAATATGAGCCCTGACCAGATTGCTTGGTGCGCTGCCTTTGCAAATGCCGCCCTGGCACGACACGGAATATCCGGAACCGGGAGCAATGTTGCTAATTCATTCCTTAATTGGGGCACTACTGTAAGTGGATCTCCTCAAGCTGGAGATGTGCTTGTTCAATCACGCGGGCTAGCTGCAAGTCAGACTGGTGGTCACGTTGGTCTCGCTACCGGGAATGTTCAAACAACTGCTGGTGGCGCCACGCAATATGAGATGGTCTCTGGCAACTCGGGAGCCACAACAGACACAGTAACAAAAGCGTGGATTAACGCTAACGAGGTCGTTGTAAAGCGTGCGGTTGAGGCGGCTAATTCGACGGTGACGACCGCCGCGAGTCAACTTGATCTAAACGCGCTTGTCCAATCTGTCGTGGAAGTCGAGAGCAGTGGTGTTGCGAATAAAGTCTCCCCGAAGGGCGCCCAAGGGCTGATGCAGCTCATGCCGGCTACGGCCGCGCAATATGGTGTTACCGAGCCTCTCAACGGCGCACAGAACGTCGCTGGCGGTACGCAATACCTAAAGGATCTTCTGGCCCATTACAGCGGCAACGTTGAGTTGGCGTTGATGGCTTATAATTGGGGTGAGAAAAATCTCGACGATGCTCTTAAGGGTCAGCAGGTAATACCGGCGGACGTTCAAAATTATTCCAAGAAGGTGATCGAGGGCGCCGGTGGGTTGGCGGCAATAGGCGCACCGGGCGGTACGGCGGCTGTGTCCGGTTCCGTTACTGGAGCTGGTGATATTCGCCGTCAGAGGCCGGAGGCTCAGGCTGCTGATGTCACGAAACTTATTAAAGAGGAAGAGCGCCAGATAGAAGTTTTGACGAGGGTGGGGGCCGCATCTGATGTCATTAAAGCAAAACAGGAAGCGGCAACAGTTGCAGACGAAAAAGCCTTTGGGCCTGAACAGGCAAAACGGCTAGAAATAGCAAAGGTCGAGGATGTCTACAAACGGGTAACGGCCGCAAATAACAACGCTATTACCGCCACTTCTTTAGAGTCTCTAAATCTTAGAAATGTCGCCAAAGCCTACGATGAAAGCGCTGCGTCGGGTCTTGTGGCGGAGAATCAGGCTAAAGCGACCACGGAAGCATATCAACAATATGGAGAGATACAGAGCGCGGCGGCGAAGAAACTTATCTCATCGCGCACAACTCAATTTACTATATTAGAGCAGAATCAGTTTAAGGAAACTATTGCAAAACAAAGTGCGGCTGACAGAGATCAGATTGAGAATATAAAACTGGAGACATCTCTGCAAGGGAAAACGACTGAAGAAATTACTCGACAAGTCGATTTGCAGAAGGTCATTCAAGAGGCCGAAAATAAAGGTCTTAACATCTCTTCTGAAGATGTACAAAACCGCCTGAAGGTCGTTGACGCTCTCGACAAGCAAAAAGAAGCGCTAGCCGAAGCCCAGCGGGCTCAGGAACGGCTGAATAGTCTTGTCACGAGTCTTGTAGGAACGATCGAGACTGAACTTACGAGTGCTATCGAGAAGGCGTTCGACGGAGAAAAGGCCGAGAGCTGGGGCAAGCGGATCAATCGGGTGCTTGGATCAATGACAAGCACTCTGAGTTCGTCATTATTTCTGAAGCCTCTGGCTGGAACGGCGTTAAGCGCGGTCGGCGCGACTGGATTAGCGCAAAGTTTCGGCACGTTCGACAATCTGTTGGGAACCAGCACGAGTGGCAGCGGGACTGTTGGCTCGTCAGGCGGGGTGTCTGTCGAAAAAAGCACTGATGGCACAGTCACCATCAAAGGTCTAGAAGCTACTACATCTCTCACAAATTCCATCCTTGGGACAAACAGTGGCGGGATATTCAGTAATCTCGGCACCAGTAGCAATACCGTCACATCCAGCAACGATAATATTTACGGTACACTGTCTGGTGCCGGAAGCAAAAGTATATTTAATAATACCGATAGCTTCCTTGGTACGCTATCTGGGTCGAGCACCTCTGGCACCGTAGGCAGCAGCCTATCGAGCGCCGGAAGCAGCTTGTTCAGTTTGGATACCCTCAAGGGCCTCGGGGCTGGCTTTGGTGCCGGTACTGTCCTAAATACACTTCTTGGCGGTAACAAGACAACTGGCACAGTCGGGAGTGGTGTGGGGTCGCTTGCTGGCACGCTACTTGGGACTGCGGTCGGTTTTCCAGTTCTCGGCGGCATTGCAGGTGGCCTGCTTGGTGGGCTTGGCGGCCTATTCGGGACAACCAGCAAGTCGTCCAACGCGACCGGGGTGTCGATCGATCTGTCGAAAGGCGCCACAAGTGGCTACTCCAGCTCAGGTAGCGCCGAAAACGACAAGACCTTAAAAGGAATCCGGGACGATTTATCGAAGTTTACCAAGAATGTTCAAACCTCTACTGGAGGAACTGCTTCCGGTTACATCAATCCGCAGGTGACTGATAAGGGCACTAAGCTAGATTATAATATTGCTGGGTTTGGCGCGGGCACCTACAACACAACTGACTCGCAAGACGCGGTAGATGTCGCCGAAATTGCTATAACCAAATCATTAACCGGCCTTAATAGTCTCTCAAAGCTATTGATTGATAAATATTCAAATAACATCGACGATCTGAAGACTGCTCTCGATGCGGCGTCGCCTTACAAGAATACTACAGGAATAACAGAGCTTACTCAGTTAATTGTAGATAAATATTCAAATAACGTTGATGACCTGAAGACCGCACTCGACGCTACTTATACATATAAGGACACTAAGGTAACTGATACAATAACAAAGGTAATCGACAAAACAACAGACCCATCTAAAATAGCGGACAATCTCAAGTTCGCCGGAACCTATGATAAGATCAATGAGGCCGCGAAGGATACGTTTGCCTCAATCTCAAGTGACCTGAAGGTGACGGGTCCGTTTGAGAAGGCTAGGGACGACATCAAGATCACTTTTGATGATATCACCGATAGCGCAAAAGAATTTGGGCTTTCTTTAGAGCCGGTCACAGCGGCGTTCGACGAAGCGAATAAACGTCTGAAGGAAGACTTCAACAGAAATATCAATGATCTTGTAGAAGCCGCTACCGATCCGCTACAAAGCCTTGTTGATATCGAGAAGCGTGCCGGGGACGCCAGAGTCAAAGAGGCCAAGGCTGTCGCTGGCGACATTGAGGCCGTGAACAAGCTCAATGCAAAAAATCTCGACAAAATATGGACTGACCAGACTAAAAATATTAAAGACCTGCGCGACGAATTTAAGTCAGGCGATTTGTCCGGTCTGACGGACTATCAAAGGCTGCCTGCCGCGAGGACTAAGTATGTAGATACGCTAGCCGCGGTTCAGGGTGGCGATACAAGTAAGTGGGACGAGCTGGTTACGGACGCTAAGAATCTCTTCTCACTATCGAAAAGCTCATACGGAGAGGGACCAAAAACCGCTGAGTGGCGGACTGCAATCACTGCGGTGTTAGACAATGTGCTTGCGGGCCGTACTTTCGCTGGCGGCACGAAGGCAACGCCACCTGGTACGGTGCTTGTGGGTGAGCAGGGGCCGGAGCTGATCTCTCAGCCTGGCAGGCTCCAGATCCGTCCGCACGATGAGACCGAGCGGATCATAAACTCGATCGCACCATCTAGGGGCCAGGTTGACCCAGCAAACAAGGTCGAGCGAGCATCCAATATAATCAATATATCGGACGCCCTTGAGGCGCCCCGCGCTGGCCGTGCCTTCGTCGAGGGGACCCAGGCAGCGTCCGTTGAAATGTCCAGAGGAGACCAGGTCGGGACATGGGCGTCGCCAGCCGCATCCGCTCGTCTTGCCTTCGCTGCAGGGACGGAATCGACCCCTTCTGGCACGATTCTCGTAGGCGAAAAAGGGCCGGAACTGGTCTCTCAGCCCGGCGGACTCCAGGTCCATCCGCACTATGAGACGGAACGGATCATCAACTCGATGACGCCGATTGGTGGAACCGTCGCTACTTCCGCCGTTGCTCCTGCTGCCCCTAATATAATCGATAACTCGATGACATTGGTCAGCGGGAAGACTCCTGGCTCTAGCTCATCCGTCAATTCGATGACGCTAGTCGGAGGGGATTCTTCCGCTTCTAATGTGATCGACAAATCCATGACATTGGTTGGCGGGAAGACCGCCGGTTCTAGAGCATCCAACAACTCAATGACGCTAGTCGGAGGGGATTCTTCCGCTTCTAATGTGATCGACAAATCCATGACATTGGTTGGGGGGGATGCCCCTGTTTCCAACGTGATCGACAAATCGAGGACGCTGGTCGAAGGAGCAAACGCTGCCCCTGTTTCCAACGTGATCGACAAATCGAGGACGCTGGTCGAAGGAGCAAACGCTGCCCCTGTTTCCAACGTGATCGACATGTCCACCAGATCGTTGGCATCACATGCCGATCGATCGTTTGCGAAGGGAACCGAGACAGCACCCTCCGATGAGATGGGCGGGGGGTGGTCCGGGACATGGACGGCACCCGCCGTTGCCGCCTTTGCTACGGGCACGAAGTCAACTCCATCGGGCACGATTCTCGTAGGCGAAAAAGGGCCGGAGCTGATCTCTCAGCCCGGCAAGCTCCAGGTTCATCCGCACGATAAGACCGAGCATATCATCAACTCGATGGCGTTGCCGGCAGTAAGCGGTGATCGTTTTAGCGGAGCAATCGCTGCCCCCGTATCCAACGTGTTCAACATGTCCACCCGATCGTGGACATCTCATGCTGACCGTGCCTTTGCAAAGGGGACCGCATTAGCGGCCCCTGCCGAACCGAAGCGAGATCAGGTTGGGACATGGACGGCGTCAGTCGGACCTGCCGTCCCTGCCTTCGCTGGGGGTACAAAATCGACTCCTCCTGGCACGATTCTGGTCGGCGAAAAAGGCCCTGAGCTAGTATCACAGGCTGGGGGATTGCACGTTTACACGCATCGCGAAACCGAGAAAATTCTCGGGGCGATGCCGCAAACTCATGGGTACGCCGTATCGCAAGAATATCACCACATCAAAACGCCGAACGTCATCAGCCTGGCTGTCGCTAGAGAGGGAATAACTGCGAACAGATCGTTTGCGGCGGGAGCTAAAGCGACTCCAGCGGGAACAATATTGGTTGGGGAAAAGGGTCCCGAGCTAATAGCCCAACCGGGCGCAATGCAGTCTCGTATACCTCCTGCGGCGGCGGCTACTGCCGTTTTGATGGCGGCGGCTAGCAGCAACGTCGTCGCGCTTTCAGCTAATCGCGGATTCTGGCAGGGCACATCTGGTCAGTATGACTCTATGATGCCTGAGACAAACAGCAATGTTATTTCCATTCCGAAAATCATGGGGTTCGCTGACGGTACTTCCGAGCAGGATAGGGGTTTGATTGCGCCTCCGACTTTCACGGCTTCATTTTCTCGTGGGGCAGAAGCACCTAACAATAACGACAGTGAAGAAGTAAAGAAACTCCTACAGGATGTCGTTGCTGCAGTCAATATCAATAATAATATATCACGGCGCGGTCATTACGAGACTGGTCAAGAACTCAGAACGCAGACCGGCGAAATGCGAAAAGCACCACTTTATGAGCCGTCGCGTAGGCGGGTGGCGTCTTGATGGCTGGATTTACCACCCGTGCGTATGGCAGCGCTCATTATACACAGACGAGAGGAATACTGCTTTTCAGCACGACTACCGGAACTGGGCCATACAAACTTAATGACCCACAGCCAGGATTTGTAACTGCTCAGGATAAACTCATCAGTGGTGCAACTCTGCGCTATCGAGCGACGAGCGGCATCACGCAAGAAATCGGCGAAGGGACGTTCGATTATGAGAATAACAGTTTGATTCGGGGTCTCCTAGATATTCCAAATTCAGGTTTTCCCGTTGATTGGGGGCCTGGTCGAAAACTCATCTATATTCTCAAAGTGAGCTAATAAACATTTGCTACGTTAATATTGGAGTTGCTGACACATGAGAGTCTGGGAAGACAGTGTTGAGGAGCGGACGATTGCAAATCCTGGCACTGGCACTATCTCGCTCGGCGGACCTACGGTAGGAAGCCGTCCGTTTTCTGTCATTGGTGACGGGAATGAGTGTGACTATCGGGCTCAAACTTCAGTTCCGTCAACGTGGGAAATTGGGTCTGGGACATACCACTCTGACACAAATTCGTTGTCACGCGACACGATTTTTATAAATAGTCTTGGTACTACAGCCAAGGTAAACCTTACTGGCGTCTGTGTGGTATTCCTTTCATTTTTATCTCGCCGGATAAATACAAGCACATCCAGCGACGCTCTTCTTCCACTTACTACCGGAGACCTTACGGCGGATGGTGGTCCCGTTCTCGTGGCTGATCCATTCGGAAATTGTATTGGAGTTCCGGTAGAATGAGTTCCCAAAGGCTCGCCGACTTTCTTTCTATCGGAACTACATCCGGTCGCCCGGTTTCGTTAGACCTGCCCGATACTTGCGTCGGTTTTCGGTGGGAAACGGACAGCGGAGCTTGGATATGGGATGGCTCTGCTTGGGTTCAAATCACTGGCCTGACAGTATTAGCCGTAGCAGGGTCTACCGGCGATATACAGATCAACAGTTCAGGTGCTTTCGGCGCACTGACCCCGGCAGCAGGTATTTCAACATTTCTCGGCACACCATCGAGCGCCAATCTGCGCGGCGCATTGACCGATGAAACTGGAACTGGCGCAGCCGTCTTTGCTACTTCTCCAACGCTTGTTACACCGGCCCTTGGAACACCCGCTTCCGGAACATTAACAAATACAACAGGACTTCCCGTTAGCACAGGCATTTCCGGTCTGGGTTCTGGTGTCGCGACATTTCTGGCGACACCCTCAAGTGCCAATCTGCGTGGGGCGATTACAGACGAGACGGGTACGGGCGCAGCGGTTTTCGCGACTTCTCCGACACTTGTTACGCCTGATCTTGGAATACCGAGCGCGATCGACCTTACCAATGCGACGAATTTCCCAAGTAGCGGGAGTCCAGGCGGATCTTCGGGCGATATTCAAACCAATAATGGCAGTGGAGGATTTGGCGCGATTACGCCTGCCAGCGGCATAGCGACTTTCCTCGCGACACCATCGAGCGCCAATCTGCGATCGGCATTGAGTGATGAAGTCGGGACCGGATCCGCGTATTTCGTTGGTGGTGCGCTCGGTACGCCGGCTTCTGTTACGTTGACCAACGGAACCGGCCTTCCCCTCTCTACGGGGGTCACTGGTGATCTAGATGTTAGTCATCTGAATGCAGGCACGTCGGCGTCATCATCCACATTTTGGCGTGGCGACGGCACATGGGCTACGCCGTCTGGCGCATCGGCCGCCGGATCGAATGGCGACATCCAGATCAATAGCTCGGGCTCGTTCGGAGCAATCACGCCAGCCTCGGGTATCTCCACCTTTCTCGCCACGCCATCGAGCGCGAATCTTCGCGCCGCGCTGACTGATGAGGTCGGCACGGGGGTAGCGTACTTCGTGGGCGGCGCCCTCGGGACTCCGGCATCGGGAGACGCATCGAACCTGACAAGCCTACCAATTAGCACGGGCGTATCCGGCCTCGGGACCGGCGTAGCGACATTCCTGGCTACGCCCAGCAGCGCCAACCTACGGGCCGCATTGAGCGATGAGGTCGGGACTGGAGCGGCCTATTTCGTTGACGGCGCTCTGGGTACTCCGGCAAGCGCAACGCTCACAAACGCAACTGGGCTGTCTCTTACAACGGGCGTTACCGGCATTCTGCCGATCGCCAACGGAGGCACAGGAGCAAGCGCCCCGCCACTCAACCTTCTTTTGCCGATTGCCGGCGTAATGACTAATGCCGAACTTCTCGTGCCCGGCACAATAATTCCTGCGTGTTCATTTCCATCCGGCGCTTCCGGTAGCTATGGATCGGCTTCCGTTGCCGCGACAGGATCAACAACCATCACAGCGAAGAAAAACGGGAGCGCATTCGCGACTTTCGTTTGGGCGGGGGCGGGCACGGCAGCCACGGTGACGATCGGCAGCACGACCAGCTTCAACGGCACGAGCGACAAACTATCCATCGAGGCACCGGGAACCGCGGACGCCACGCTTGCTGATATCGGAATAAATCTTGCAGGAACGCGGAGTTAGCTGAATGACGACGGCTTCAATTATTTTTGGTAGCGCAACGGCGCTTACGATTGGGTTAGCTACCGGCCCGTTGGCGAGTGACACGTCCCTGCTCGCTGGGCGTGAAAGCACCGCTATTGATAATACATCCGATCTCGCTATTGATGCTATTGTTTTTGGTAAAGTCACAACAGGCACAACTCCCACTGCAAGCCGTCAGATTGAGGTGTGGCTTTACGGCTCTGTTGACGGAACGAATTTTTCGGGTGGAGCATCTGGGTCGGATGCAAACCTATCGCCGCAGGCGAAGGATTTGTTCCGGTTATTGCAAATGATCCCAACCAACAATACGAGCAACCAGGCATACACCTGGGGGCCGTTCTCGGTCGCGCAAGCGTTTGGCGGTACGATGCCGGCGAATTGGGGAGTCTACATAGTTCATAATACAGGCGCTGCGCTTAATGCTACTGGCGGTAATCATTTCGTTAAATATCGCACAGTAAAATATACGAGCGTATAACCGTGGCCGTAAATTTCGTCTCGGCATCCACACAGTCTTTGCAGAATGCTGCGCCGCCGGCATTCGCCTACCCATTCACGGTGGCAATGTGGACCGTGCCCACCGGGTTGCTCGCGAGCAGAACGTATTGGTGTTGGACGGATAATACGACAACCAACAACTATTTCGAGTTAAGCACTACCGCTGGCGGCAGCAGTCAATTTCAGGCGCAGGCCGGCGGGTCTCTAGCTACGATGAACACGACTGGCAGCTCTTCGCCGCTATTCATCATAGCCCGAGCAATTTCAGCAACCGACAAGCGATTAGCTGCCTTTGGGTTTAATAATGCGATTGTTGCGCAAACAAACAGCGCAACGAACGCGACGCCGACCGGGTTGAATACGATGGTGCTCGGGGCACGAGTGACCTCGGCGGGCACTTCGCGATCTTGGGATGGCCGCATTTCTGAATTTTGGTGGACCAATAGTGACATTGGCTTAGGCCAGGGCGCCCTCGATGCCCCGCTAATCCAGAAGCTCGCGCGAGAGGGTCCGTTCTCAGTTCCGCATGTGGCAAACAACGTTGTTGAATATCGCTCATTCAGGGACGGTATACAGGCCCCAGGTGGAGGATCTCGTGAGACCTATTTTGGGAACTTTGGGTCTCAGGTCTGGTCTGCTGTCAACGCTCCAACGCTCCTGCCGGCTGGTGTTGCTATTTCCTCATTATACCCCCGTCGGCCATCGCGCAATAATTTGCGGAGTTTTATGCCAGATGTGTTTTTTGGCGGCGCAATTAAACGTCGGCGCAGACTGATCGTGCTCGGCTGAGCGAACAAGGATAATGGCAACCCGCCGAGGCAATCTTGGCTTCGGTGCAATCGCTACCGGCGCCATATCCGGAGTATCGGAGCCTCGCCCATCATCTGGAGTGGTATATTTCGCCGGCGTTGAAGATATCCATTTTACGCCAGTCGGAGCCCCTGGGGTTGAGACCGTTGGTAATTTTAGGTCTGCCTGGGTACGATGCTCATTGCATACCTCGTACAATTCGGGGACCGCAACTGAAAATTACTATCGGGTTGCGGAAGATTTCGGAGTCGTCGCCGAAACGGCTTGGCAAGTTTTCCAAGTACAGCAAGGAACTAGTGCGGTTGGGTATCCGGCCTTATTTCGGTGGACCGTCGCGGACGCCCCGGTCCTGGCGTTGCGTGCTCGCGCTGGCTTAGTCCCAGAACTGTATTCAGTAAATGGAGGAACATATACATTATTAAAGACCGGGACAGTCTCTATGCCAGATATAGGGACTCTCGCTCGTCTTGACACCAAGATGGATTTATCTGGCGGGATTTGTCAAGTCTACATCGACAAGATTTTGTCAATCGATTTCTCCGGAGACCTGACCCAGAGCTCATCATACTCCGCCATCACTGGGTTAGAATTAGGCGGGGGAGCTGATAACGCATATTTTTCCGAAGTAGCATGGACCACGATAGACACGCGCGATGTCGGGGCAGTCGCCGCCTTACCTCCGATCTCTGATGGCTTTGCTACCGATTGGATCGGCGATGCCCCAGATGTCAACGAGCTTATCCTTGATGAAGACACTACCAATACAACCAGTATTGCAGGAGCGGTCCAGGAATACACCACCCTAACACTGCCGGGGAAAGACAGTGTGAATGTTTATGCGGTCGTAGTCGGAGGCCGGGCCGAAGGCGCTAATAATTTGTTGATTCGCACGGGTGGAACAGATTACTTATCCTCCGATTATACCCCCACACTTCCCACCAACGAGATGTACGTGTGGCAAACCAATCCGAATACCGGAATTGGTTTTAAACTGCAAGATATCAATACTCCAGAGTTTAACATAGGAATTAAAAGTCGGGTCGGCACCGAAGAGTTTTCGATTGGCGCGGTGGATTTTGACGGATCGGTGCGCTTATGGAATTTGCCGGCGCTGCTGGATTCTCCGACCGGATCGCTCTCTTGGTGGATGTATAACAATCCAATAAATGAAGGGCTTCACGAAACGTTCTGGACAGGCGCGATAGATCATGACGGCACTTATGTATTAGGCACGGATTTTACGGTTTCTGTGGATTATGGAATAGGTAATCTAACATATTCTGGTAATACAGTAACGGTGCCATCTACCGATAGCAGTGACCCAGAAAGTGGCTCTGTAGAGATTATTGGATGGCTGGAGGTTGAATGCACCAGTGGTACGATAGATGTAGATTTTGGTTACACAAATGGGCTTGAAAACGCATTTGGTCCGCAGACTGTTACCGCAGGTAATACACGGCGTCTTATCATATCAGCCTCTTTAACAGATTCTTCTGGTATTACATCAGATCCTTATTTGATCGTATCAGGTGGTGGCACTGGCACAATTACGTCTGCCAGTAAATTGATTATGTATTATCGTAATAATAGAGGCTCGATGAACGGAGCCAGAAATAACGTATTTGGTACGGTAGTATACGATTCTATCGGCGGCGGTATTTTTCATGCATACGTAACCGGCAGATCATCGACGGCATCTTTCAGTCTGATAGTTAGCACAATAGCCAAGGGTTATCCTACAGTTCTTACGATGGCGCTTAATCCAACTACTGATGTTTTTCCTGGTCTTTATACTCAATTTATCTGCGAGCAGCTCGATTGGCAGCTTGGGTTAATGGATGTACAGGTACTTAGTGTTACATCAACTACGGTAACTTTGGATGTAGATACGAGCGGATTATCAGATTATGATCCGTTACTTAATCCTGACGGCCACCATCTTCAAATATACGGTCATGCTAAAATAAGAGATGTAACTCGGGCTACCCGAGCTGTAGTAACGTTTGACACCCCGCATAATATAGAGGCAGGCAGTACCGTAATAAGTCTGGATTTCAGTCAGGATTACGCTCTACCAAATACCTGGAGAGATGCCTTATTTCATGGTTCTGAGCATCATGTTATTTCTGTAACAGACACAACGATAACTATAGATGTTGATACATCTTGGGTAGGAACCGCATATGACGCTGATGATTTTGGCAATAGGTTAAGTTTTTTCCAAGTTGTAAACAGTTTTACGTACTACTTGTTTGACGGCATAGATGGCCCTACTCCTAACGAAATAAACCCTCGATATACAACGCCGCTGCCAGAACGGTCCTATACCAATATCTTAGTGTCATGGGATACCGATCACGACCTTGGATCTAAAATATTTGATATGTACTTTGGGGATACCCTTGTTTTTAGAGGAGACATGAATGATAAAGGCACAAATTTTGATGTAAGATGGAGCATTACACCAGAAGATGTTGGCGATGATCCACCAACAGAGCCTCCTAGTGATTCTAATTTTGGTGCCGGATACTGGTTACTCTTCGGTGGGCTATACTCTTATGTCGCCGAATTTTGGTTCGATAATCAAAATAGAATAGATTTCAGTGATTCCGCCAATCGAGCAAAATTTCATGATGACGACGGAAATCCTATATTTTTAGGGACCCAAGGAGAGCTACCAACAGGAAGTCCCCCGACAATCTATTTGCATATAGACGCAGATCCCGAACCGGCGGTGCCTCCGGCAAGCGATTTCCTGATAAATAGAGCCGATCCGCTCGGGGAAAATTTACGTCTTAATACAGGGTGGTCTACGTTTAATCTAGCTCCAGTACCGATTACTACGGGCGGGGGCGGAGGTGGCGGTGGCGGTGACAGCGCTGACGCCACGCTATACAAATTGATCGGCGTTGCCGTAATTGCTTTCACGGAGGTTGTGCGCTGCCCGGTTGGGATGGCTGAGTACACGGAAACAAACGGTCTAACGATTGGGTATCTGGTTAAGGGTGCTTTGCCGGGTTTTGCCACGTTGCGATCACAGCTCGTCGATAAGGAACAGGTACGCTATAGAATAACCAACTCCCAGAAAGAAGAAGTCGGGGAGGGATGGTTTGATTGGCCGGGCAACATTCTGAATCGGACGAGATTCATAGTACCGACATCCGGCATTGACTGGGGACCAGGCCGTAAGCTCATCCATATCATCGAGGACTACGATGACGATGTGTGTCTCGGCGCGACAATAAATCCGCTTTCTCCGCTTTCTGTCGGTATAGCGGAATACACACTAACCGAAGGGACTGGACCATATCAATTGCGAGGGCCTGTAAGAGAGTTTTTTACTCTACTGGGACGCATCCCTGATGGAGCCACCGTGAAGTACCGGGCCACCAATGTTGCTAAAGAAGAATACGGTGAAGGCACCTTCGACGCTGCTAACAATCAACTAATAAGAAATGCACCGGAAATCCCCTCGACGCTCATTAACTGGGGTCCTGGTCGAAAATTGATTTACATAAACGAGAAGTGACGAATGGACAATGCTTTAACACCTCTTGAGATTATCAAATCTCAACGAGACAGCCTCGCTGTGGCTTATCACGATTTGCAGGTAGAGCTTGCCCTGCTCAAGAACTCATTAACGCAAACCAATCAACTACTGGAGATGGCGAGAGCCAGAATATTTGAATTAGAAACTCCCGCAACCGGATTTGTGAAGATCGCAAGCCATGCCGCTACCGACGCCGCAGCGTGAGCTTGTAACCGCTATCGAATTTGATCTGCTGAATGGAGCGGACATTGAGACTCTGCGTCTTTGCGATGTGGGGCCGGTCCTCGGCGCTACGGCCACTGAAACCACGATAATCTCCGCAAATTTTAGGCCATGCCTTTATGTCCCCGTTGAGATCGCGTCTCGGATTGTCTCGGACGGCCTCGGCGATGTGATGCCATCGTCAAGTGATGGCGGCGGGTCCATCAAATTCTCGATGCGGGACTCGCGCCCAGGATATCCGGAAACGGACCCGCGACTCTGGCAATACTTGGATATGTCATGGATTGGTCGAGAGGTAAGGATCTATACTGGTGAGCCCGCCGATCTTTTTGATGAATATGAGCTGTCGTATGTCGGACGTATCAATGACTTAGCGCATGATACTCTAGATGTTACGATAAAAACCGCAGATACGAGCATCGACCTCGATGATGCGTTGGTGCCCGCTCTGTATCGCTTATTTGAAATAGATCCTGACGATATGGAAATTCCGGATATTCTCTTGCGGACTTTGATTGGAGCTAATGATATTCCTGAAGTTCTGATTGGAAAACCGGAACCAGAGCTTCGTGGAAAAGGATTTAATATTCCGGCAATTCTGGTAAGTGATACAGATTTTGGTGCTCCGTTATATTATCACGTATCGCGCTTTCCGCTTTCCGATATTACCGAAGTCAGAGTCGGAGGCATTCCCTGGGATAAAGTCGCAGCCGATCCCGTTGCTGGACAATGGGCGCCAGTCTTAGGAACTGGTGCTTTTGTTCTTGGCGGAATTACGGGCGGCCTTGATGTTCGGTGCGATGCTAGCAGTGTAGATGGCGATTCGATGACGACTGCTACCCTGCTCACTCAATTTGTAACGGAAGCTGGCGGTGAAGTCAACGAAGAGTCGATGCTGCAACTACAACTCGATGCTCCGTATGTTATTGGATGGTGGACCGGCACCGACTCTGTAAATCGGCTTGACGCTTTCAATGAAATTATGGCGAGCGTAGCCGGATGGTGGGGAGTTGATTTAGAGGGTAAGATTATTGCCGGTATATATAAAAGGGCCGGACCAACAGACGACACAGAGGGATATTCAATTCCAGATTTCCCTATTGGACCGGGATCTTCGGTAGGGGTGCATCCCATAATCATTACCCACGAAGAGGAATCAGATTTCTTGGAGACCGAAGCTGATTTTGTGTTACGTAACAATGTCGAAAGCATTCAGCTATTGAGAACTTTGCCGCCCGCGTGGCGAGTCAGAGTTGAGTGGATGCGGAATTGGGGACCGCTCACCACCTTTGCTGACGCGGTAAGGGAGCTTGATCAACAGACCTGGCAAGAGCCCGGAAAGATTGCACCAGCGATCTCGAACAGAATCCTCAAGAACAAGGAACCGCGAGCCGTTGATTTGCCGCTGATTAGGTCGCTGGTTCAGAGCCAGCGAGACGCTGAACTCATTCGCGATCGTGTCGCTAGTATCTTTGGAATCTACAGACATATTTATGATGTGAAGGCATACGTGGATTCGCCGGATTTATATAGCTTCGCATTTGTTGATTATAAAATGGTTCAGGGTTTCTACCGTGTGCTAAGCGTATCTCGTGGATATGGCGCTGGGCCGTGTACTATTCAGATTTGGGGTTAGGGAGTCGGAGTGACGCATCGAAATGGTCTGATAACCCGCCGCAATGCTCTGCACGACAGGAATGCATCTCTGTCTGGCGGCCCCTGTACTATCGCCAATCCAATTGAAAACATACTCGATATAAATCCACAAATCGCAGCAGAATCGACCGGAAGCTCACTTTCATTCACGGGCAGTTGGGGCGCAGAATATCCGATCGGCCTTATTGCGTTCGCTGGATTAAGAACGTCCAGTAACGGTACGATGAGAGTGACGGCAGGAAGCTATGACAGCGGCACGGTCACGACCTGGCCAGAGACGGGGTTTGCCGGTGTGATCGATCCAGAAACCGGCAACTGGACTCTTAATGGTGTATATCCAGAAGATGTGGTTATCGCGCTTGGGTACACGCGTGTATTTATTCC